CAGCTCGTGAGGTGATGTAGTCACGGAATACTTGAGGTACATCAACGAAGTCGTAGTACCAAACTACATCTACATCGTATGTCTTAGTAGTATCCCAAACATCAGTGTGTCCAATCTTATCATACAACCTACCGTTCCTAATAACAGTGTCGTAGTCGTTATTAGCAACAGTATCACTAAGATCAATTTGTAACATACTACCCGTCATAGATAGATAGCCATTAGTATCAGGAGTAAATGGATAGTTAACCTCTCGGTTAAACGTCCATCCCTCTGCCTGTACCTCCCGTGAGACTTGCATTAGGGTCTCATATGCAATTGCAACTTCCGGGTTGATTACAGCTTCGACAGTAGATCCATCCTCATACGTGATGGTCTGTGCCTCGATGGTGGTAACAGGCGCCTGACCAATAGACGCCAGAATTTCATTAACAGCTTGTAGCTCAGCCTGAGCGTTATTGGTATACGGCATAACAATGACGTTATAAAAAGATTAAAAAAAAGGGACCCCGAAGGATCCCCATGTAGAACTAATTAAGCAGCAGTACGGCTAGCGTCAAGTGCCGGAGAATCGGCCTCAACACCAACGTAAGAGGTACGAAGACACTGAGTCTCCGAGAATACGCCAGAAGCGGTAGCACCGCCATGTGTACGAGACACAGAGCGACGAACGGCATGGTTATCAGAGACAGCCAGGTTACCGTTATCAGCGTAAGTAGAAGCATAAGCACCAGTGACAGTGCGGGTAGCAAAGTTTACATTGCCAGCCACACCGTTACCACCAGCAGCAGTAGAAAGATTAGCCATTAGGTGTTACCTCAGTTGGTATAAGAAACAGTGTCAACACGGAAGGTTGCACTAGTGGTGCCAGCAACTGACAGCACATCACCAACGCGATAGCCATCACCGCCAGCAGCAACAGTCTGGCCAGTCACACCACCACTAGTTACAGTGGTAGTAAGAGTACAGCCAGAACTGTTGATGTTGTCATCAGTGGTAGCCTTGGTACCAGCCACTTGACCAGTACCATTAGAAAGGCGGGTTACCGTAACAACGGTACCACCTTCACGACCAGGCTCAATAGGGGGACGCATGTAGGCAGTTTCACTTGTAGTGACGCCTACACCATCAACAACTGCGAATCCCATTTACTCTCTCCCTTTATCAGGAGCGAGCCGACTGCAGCTCAATAGCAGCAGCGGGGTTCAGAGTACCGCAGCCCATAGCCAGACGACCCACGATCAGGTCACCTTGATACATCACGGAGACATCACCAGAGGTGGTCTGCACGGAAGGAGAGATAGCTTCCACGACACCAGCAGCATCCTTGTAGTAGATCAGACCACAGTGGGTGCTGAAGTTACCGGAGTAGTTGTTGTTCTCACCGTTCACAGCGGCGATGTTGCCAGCCAGGAAGGGCAGGTTGTTGGAACGCTTGATCTGAATACCAGCGATCTCATACAGGCCTTCACCACTGGTCAGGTTACCAGAGTTGTTGCCGTAGTCACGGTTCAGGATGTTGCTATCAACTTGAGAGATGAGAGCGTAGTATTGACGCGGGGACAGCACAGCAGTGCGACCCTGCTTGGGCAGGTTCTTTTCATCGAGAATAGAAGCAGCTTCGAAGAAAGCATCAACCAGGGCTTGAGCGTCATACTCTTTGTTAGCACCCAGTTGAATCACGCTACCGCCGGGCTCAGGGCCAGGAGCGGCAGTGATGGGGTGAGCTTCACGAGCAGCCTTAGCGATCTGACGGAAGATCTTCTTGTCGTAAGCTTCGGCCAGAGCATAACCAATCTTCTTGGCGATCTCCGAACGGAGGCTGTAGTGAGCCAGAGTCTCATCCAGGTCGTACACGAATGCACTGGAGATGAGAAGGTCATCACACACGATGGTCTTCTCGGCCACCGGAGGATCACCACTTCCGAGGATAGGAGTACCGGGCTCATGATAAGCCGCCTCCATGCGCCCCGTGAAGATGAACTGCATAGCTTTGCCGTTCTTCAGGGTACGGCTTTGCACGGTACCTTTGGCGATCGTAGCCCCTTCATAGGCCTTGAACATCTCGCCAGAGAACAGTTTCAGATAAGTTGCGTACTTGGTATCATAGGCAGTACCAAGGGCAAGGGGAGTGCCGGACGTATTGTTAATAGTACCGACAGAAGTTACAATGCTGTTAGCCACAATAGTTTAAGAGAGAGTTGTTTGCGTAGTCTCTCTAAGCGCTTAGAATTTTTGTTGTCATTTTTGTTGTCGTCTCTCCGACTGTCATGACTAAGGGTGTCGGTCGTAACCGGCCTCAGTCAAAGAAAAGGAGGTCCTACTCTGAGGTGCCTCCAGTCCAAGTAATGGTCAGGTCCAAGCAGCAAGAGTGCCAGCCTGTACCTTAGTGCCCTTGGGGCTCATCTCAACCAAGGTCTGATTAGCCTCACCATATGCAGTTGCAAAGGCGGGTGAATCAGAGGTAGGTGTGACGTATTGAACAGCAGATACCGAAGAGTTCTTCGGATCAAAAGGATTAGCTCGTGCCATAGTAATTAACCAATAGAAGGGGCGACCAATGCAACAGGTGTTACCTCTGCACTGGCCAGGTCAAGTGGGAAGTTGTGAGCATTACGCTCGTGCATCACTTCAAAGCCCAACCCTGCACGATTCAGGATGTCCGCCCAGGTAGGGATAACATTGTTCTGATTGTCGATAAGAGATTGGTTAAAGTTGAAACCATTAAGATTGAAAGCCATGGTCGAAACGCCCAGAGCAGCAAACCAGATACCAACAACAGGCCAAGCAGCAAGGAAGAAATGAAGGCTACGGCTATTATTGAAAGATGCATATTGGAAGATCAAACGTCCAAAATAACCATGAGCAGCTACAATGTTGTATGTCTCCTCCTCTTGCCCAAACTTGTAGCCGTAGTTCTGAGACACCTCTTCAGTCGTCTCGCGTACCAGCGATGAGGTAACAAGCGAACCGTGCATAGCACTGAACAGCGAGCCACCGAACACACCAGCGACACCCAACATGTGGAACGGGTGCATGAGGATGTTATGTTCAGCCTGGAATACCAGCATGTAGTTGAACGTACCGCTAATACCCAACGGCATGGCATCACTAAAAGAGCCCTGCCCGAACGGATAAACAAGAAAGACTGCCGTGGCCGCTGCCACTGGCGCACTGTATGCGACAAAGATCCAGGGCCTCATCCCTAATCGATAGCTAAGTTCCCACTCTCGTCCCATGTAAGCATAGACGCCAATGAGGAAGTGGAAGACTGTGAGTTGAAATGGTCCCCCGTTATAGAGCCATTCATCAAGTGAATTAGCTTCCCAAATTGGGTAGAAGTGTAGTCCGATGGCATTGCTGCTCGGTACGACGGCTCCCGATATAATGTTGTTTCCATAGAGAAGGCTCCCAGCGACAGGTTCGCGGATCCCATCAATGTCAACAGGAGGCGCTGCAATAAATGCAAGAATAAAACAAATGGTAGCAGCCAACAAACAAGGGATCATGAGAACCCCGAAGTGGCCAATATAAAGACGGTTGTTAGTACTGGTTACCCAGCTTAAGTAAGAGTCCCAAGGGTTGCCTTGAGACTGTGGGGCTGCGAGTGTTGCAGTCATTAGTAGTGTTAGTTGAGTCGTGTTACTTGGACCCTACCAACTCCACTGGCAGTGAGACCGATAGCATCAGCCGCACCTTTACTGAGATCAATACCCCTACCATGAATGTAGGGACCGCGATCTGTGACCCGTACAACGGCACACCTCTTGAAACAAACACGAAGGCGTGTTCCAAAGGGGAGTGTCTTGTGCGCTGCAGTAAGGCCGTTTTGATTATATCGTTCGCCACTAGCAGTAAGGTGGCCATGGAAGCCTGGACCATACCAACTAGTGAGGACTGACAGAGTAGTTAGAAGAGGTAGCATAATAATAAAGCAAGGAACTTTAATATTGTTTACTCCTACAATTCTACCAATACACGCGCAGTATTAGCAGAACTACCAATACTTAGTAACCCTTCTTTGTAGAAGGCATCTTGACAGGCTTACCTGTTTTAGCTGATGCTTTCTTAGCTGCTGCTTTACCAGCAGGAGTGTAGGGGAACTCCTTCTTTCCAACCTTAGGCATGATAAACTCCGTTACTTTTGTTTAGCTGTTTTAGCTGACTTCTTAAATTGAGCAGCAGTAGGGGCACCTGGAGAACCAGGCTTCCTCATCTTCTCATCAGAGCCAGCTTTGATACGCATACGCTTAGCATGGATGTTAGCGTAGAGACCTTGCTTAGCCATCTTAACACTTCCACTTACGAAGGGCTAGTGCTTTGCGAGTAGGTCTACCCTTCTCATCCTTCATCGGTCCCTTCACACCACCCATACGGGCACAGAAGGAACGCTTACGTGGCCCTCCTTCAGGCTGTGGAGCCTTCAGGTTAGAGCCCGTCTCTCGGTTGTATTTATCTCTACCAGCTTTCGTTAGTCCACCGGAACGAGATTTGTGTACACCAATCTTCAGGCTGACGTTACTTTTTCTTTCCGCCATTACCCTTATGTCCTTTACTACCACAAGCCATTAGAATACTCCGGGGATAAGTTGACCAGTTACTGCGTAAGCGCCAAGAGCAGCCACAACACCAAGCATAGCAAGGCGACCGTTGATGAGTTCAGCACGTTCGTTATGCATAACGTTATAAGAGGGGTCCATGTATACGGGTGGTTCCTTGGCAAAGATGTTAGTGTCGTTCATCAGAAGTTAATGTTAGAGCGTTCCAGTTTATCAGCCACATCAGAACGATAGGCTGGATCCTTATCGTAACGTGGGTCACTCATAGCAGCAACGAGTTCAGCTTGGGAGCGGAAGCCATCGCTAGCATTACGAGGTGCTTGACCAGTGAGCATCTCACCGTCATAACCAATGGAGTCTTGGTACCGTGCATTGAGTGCCTGCACTGCAAAGAACATAGCAAGCGGGTCACCACGATCCATCACCTTATCATACATTGCAACTTCTTGCTCAGTAAGATTCTGGCTGGCCCATTGAATCATACTTTGGTATTCATCGGAACCACCAACTGATTCTTGGATCTGTTCGATGTCGGTAGCTGTAGCTTGTTCTACCTGTGGAGCTTCCTGCTGCTTCTGTAGGAACATGTTAGCCACATCAACAGGGTTCATCTGTTCCACATGGCCCACAAGCTCAGGATCCCACTCACCAGTACGGTAGGACTCCATGATAGAGTCGTAGAGATCCAGCTCCTCAGGGTCCTGTTCATTCTCCTGTGGCTCCTCGGTAGTTGCTTCGGGTGCCTCTTCCTCCTTGCCACTCAGACGCTTCTGTAGCTCCAGGTAGCCACGCTCTAGTTCTTCTGCTGACTTGTACTTACCAGCCAACAGCTGTTGTTCTTGCTCAGCTAGACGTTCACCAACTTGAAGAGAATCGAGTTCTTCAGCAGAGAATTCACCTTCTGCTTGCTCATACGGATTAAGTGTAATTTCGTTTGCCATTTGCTGTGATAACGGTTAGATTTCCAAGACCAACTGTCTTGACAAAATCGGGGGAACGACCGATAGTAGGCTCACCAATCTTGGTACGCTTCATTGAAGGCGTAGGTTCAGCTGGTGCCACTTCCTCAACCGAAGGGACTTCCTCCGGGGATGTTGTTTTCTTGCTCGATCTCTGGGGTTTCGTTGGTGTCTGCTTGTCCATTGAGTTCATTCATCATCTGTGGATTTTTGGTGGGATCCATGATAGGAGCCTTGGCCATGTTAGGGGCTTGCTTGAGCAGCTCCATTTGCTGTGCTTGTTGCTGTGCTTGGCCTTGCTCTTCCTGTACCTGACTCATTGACTTAACAAGGTTCAGTACATCAATACCTTGAGCAGCAGCAAGACGCTTCACGGCCTCATCTACGTTGAGGTATGTACCAAGTGTCTCTGGTCCAAGGGTCTGAGCAATAACAGTGAAGAACTGAGTCAGTGATTCCCTGTCCTGTCCCCTGCCTAGTGCATTGATACCAGCAACAATAGTAGGGCGAACAAGATCCTTAGGAATACGTGGGATCTCTTGTGTCTTCTGCAGTACAGAGAGCTTACGATTCAGGTATGGTACCAGGAACTCAACAGTCAACAGGCTGAACAGTCCACCGAGTTGTTGCTCCAGTTCCATCTGAGTCATCCGTACTTCCTCAGCAGTAGTACGCTCACTGTTCCTCACATTAAGGATGAGGAATGCTTCACTCAGTCTACGCTCCAGTACACCAGCCATATCCATAGCTGTTTTGAAGTCAGCTGTTTTGCCGACTTGTACAACAGAGATGTCATCAGGTCGCCCCTGAATGATGGCTCCGTTGCCCGCAGCAGAGAGTGTCTGCGGTTTGGTGGTACTGGACGGGGACACAGTGAACACCACCTTAGCGGCGACTGCAGAGCCCTCTACGAGTGCTTGCATGAGTGCCTCTAGTGAGCGTAGGTCACCAAGGAACTCCTCGACTCTACCACGTCCGAACGACTCACCATCTACCACGTTAAAGCGTAGTACCAACCAGGGGTTAGCATCCAGTGGTGCTTTACCTTGAGAGCCAGGGATGATCTTATCGAACACCTCTTGGTGCCAGATGAGACGGTTGTTATCCCGTCGTACATGTGTGTAAACATCTACGTCCTCATCATTCTCAGAACCTTCCTGACCCGGTGGGTTAACAGGGAAGCCTGCATTAAGAATGGGAGCGAGTAGCTTACGGCTGATGCGTTCTCGTGTGACGATCTCTAGGATCTCACCGTTACCATCGCGGTCTACAACATACCTGTTCAATGGATATAGCTTAAGCCCCTTAGGGCCCATGTAGATGAGAGCATTACCACCAACAACCAAGTGCTTAAGGGCTTGGTGTACGGTAACGCGATCACTAGATGCTGCTATGATTTCCATGACAGACCTTTCCATCTTAGCGAATGAGATGTCTAGGTCTGATCGTGCCTCTGGCGGAAGATCTACACCGATCTTTGAATCATCAATCTGTAGCTTAAAGAAGCTGGTCTGAGGGGGAAGGAGAGCAAGCATCAATTTAGATGCAAGTGTCACAACCCCCTTAGCACCAACGCTTTGCCATGGTGTAATCAACCGAAGATTAGTTGACCTACCCACATCATCATCCTGTTGGATCAATGTAGGAAGCGTCAACTGAGAGCACTGTACAGCTGTGTCTAAAAACGTGGTACGATACTTACTTAGATAATCGTATCTTGATTTAGCTGTCATTTACTTAGTTGTTAGTTATACGTTGTACTGCCACGTACCAACTGGGCCAAGACGTTGTGATGCAAGACCTTGTGCAGCTGCCCCTTTGCCCTTACGGCTAGAGAGGCGTGACTTCCAGCCAGTAGCAAAGGAAGATACGTCAGCACCAACACCAGGCATCATCATCGGATCCTGCTCCTCCTCTGGTGGGATTGGTTCCACCGGAGTATCAGTTGTAGGAGCTAACGGACCTGGGCCATTTGGATCGAATGGCTTGATTTCCATTCCGTCATAAGGACCAGCGTCCTTAGCATTTACCAGTTTATCCATTGCCTTCTCGCCAAGGCCCTTACCGGGAGTCCAAGTATAGGCGCTGCCCTTACCGTAAAGGTCCTTGCTGTAGTCCATACCACTCAATGCAAGTGGTTTACCCTTAGCAGTGATGCCACCCCATGAGAGTTGCTTTTTAGGTGAGTAACCCTGCTCACGGGAAAGTCCTGTATACAAAGGATTGTCTGATTGACTACCAAGTACAGCAGCAGTCAATGCGTTTGTACCTTTACGGCGTGCATCTGGGAAGCCAGCAGTCAGCATGGTATTAGCACGATTAGATACACCAGCCATGTTGCCAATACCTGCAGCGATCTTCATGATCTGGTTTGGGTTATACCCCTTACCCTGTAGTGCTTTGATATCACCACCACCGAATCGATTGCTGCCAGTGTTCCAACCATCTTCACCAGAGTACTGAGCTACTGCTTTCTGTACTGGGTTATTGTACTTAATACCTCCACCGCTAGAGGGCATTGTATTCCCTCCAGACGTACCACCTTTGTTACCTTGGTTACCTTTGTTACCTTGGTTACCTTTGTTACCTTGGTTACCTTTGTTACCTTGGTTACCTTTGTTACCTTTGTTACCTTTGTTATCCTGGTTGTTCTTATTAGAATTGTTATTCTTAGGCATTGTCTTCAGTGAATTTATGGTTAATCCACTCCACAACTGAACGTTGACCGGAGCGGTACATTATTTGTGAGTGTGAGTCATCCGGGTGGGGATTAAGTGGTGGGAAGTTCTGTTCCAACTCAGTGATGAGGGAACTAAGCTGGAGACCTTGGGTCTCAAGCATATTGAGGAAGGTTGGGGTTGGCATGTTCAAAAAACGCTGGCATACGGGCTCGCTTTGTATCGGAAAGCTCTGGAGCTTTGCCTTCATACATCAGACGATCGCTTGCATCCAGCCAAAATTTTTTGCTTAGATATTTATCAGGGTTAGACACCTTAAGAGGTTGCATCACCCAATTGATTGTTGCCTTACGGAGTTTATCAAGAGAAGGGCTGATATCAAGCCCCAACTCACGACAAACAAGGCTATTGGTAGCAACGTGAACCTGTTCATCACGACTAATATCGGCACTTACGGTTCTGAGACCAGCGTCACCATTAAAGCGGAAGAAGGGGAGTAGTACGAAGAAGATTGCACGCTCGGCAACCAATGCTTTAAGCACCGTGTGATCAGGATGCGCCGTCCACGCATCGCGGAGTCGCTTTGCTTCGGCTTCAGCATTCTCGTCAACACCCAAAGCATTGGCGATGTAACCGAGAGCCAGGTCGTGGTTCTCTTCGTCTTTGACATTAGATCGGAGCAGATCTGCCGATAGAACTGGAACTTCACCCAAGGCATCTTGAATGAAATCACCAACGGGGAGTTCCATGTGTCGCATAGCGAGGGCACGGTAGATCGCTTCATTGGCACCATCTTTAAGTTGGCCAGCAGTGGTTTGTACAGGTGTCCACTTCCTCTTTCGACTTTGTAGTTTTTCGTAGGGGTTCATTCGCCGCAATTACAATCAGGAGCTGAGTTAAGAATAGAATCCAGATAGTCGTCAACTTCGGCCTCATCTAGTGCAGCATATGCACTGGACTTATCCTGTACGTCACCCATGACTTGGAGGCTGTAATACAGCGACGTTTGTGGCGAGTTCAGCCACTCTTCAATGAATGTTTCGTCGTATGTGACGACATCGCTCCAACTGTTGAATGAGTAACCGTGGAGGAGTCCCGTCTTATCAAGCATCTGAACAATACCATTCACTACACTTGTGTATGCATCCCAGCCAACTTCTGATGCGATCTCAACCGGACCGTAGTCATAGCTCTGGACACCA